ATGAGCAAGAAGAGGTCGGACGAACGAGACTGGCAAGCCATTCGGCGTGCCTGGGAGGTTGGCGACAAGCCTGTGGCCCAGATTGCACGAGCATTTGGGGTTCATCGCGACACGATCTATCGGCGGGCAAAAGTCTGGCGGCAGGACGCAGCGGACCAGACATCCCAAAAAGAGATCCAAAAACAGCCAAGACGGGCCTCCGCACGAGGACAAAAGACAAAAGCCGCCAGCGCAGAGGCGCAGGACCATCTGACCATGGTACAGCGGCTGTTCAACGCGACGGACCAGCAGATCCGCCATCTCGAACAGCAGCATGAAAGCGGAGAGGCTGCGTTCGATGAAAAAGAAGCCCGTATGCTAGGCACCATTGCCCGAACGCTTGACAAAATCATGGATCTGACAAGTCAAAAACCCGCCGAGAGCGACGGGGATGGAGAGAGCGTCAAATCAAACAAAGCCGGAGACAAAGTCAATGAGCGAAGCGAAGAGCAACTCGATCTTGACCGCCTCCGCCAAGACCTTGCGCAGCGCCTTGATCGATTGCAGCAAAGCGGATCGGGCGCAATTTCTGGCGAGCCTGTCGGTTGATGAACTCAATGCTTTACTGAGTGACTGGGAAATCTGGGCCCGGCCCGACCAACTGCCTCCCCAAGGCGACTGGACCACATGGCTGGTAATGGGAGGTCGGGGCGCTGGCAAAACCCGCACCGGGGCAGAATGGATCAAGGCGCTGGCATTGGGGCGCGCACCCTTTGCGTCCCAGCCCCATGGGCGCATTGCTCTGGTGGGGGAAACCCTGGGCGATGCACGCGAGGTGATGGTAGAGGGTGTTTACCGCCCCTCAACTGGGCCTCTGTTCCTTCCATACTTGAAAGGGGCAGGGGCTTCTTTTTGCCAATATCCAACCAAATTACGGAGGAGATCCGGCATGTCGGCAGCATTATTGACACCACCCCAGATCGAGCCCGTCAGCCTGTCTGACATCAAGGCCTATCTGAAGATCGACCATAGCGATGAAGATGATTTGCTGCGTGCATTTCTCACCAGCGCCCGGATCCATCTTGAACAGCTAATTGGGCAGCACCTGATCACCCAGACTTGGAGGGTCATTCTCGATGGGCCGTTCGGGGCCGTGATAACCGTGCCTGTTGCGCCGCTTGGTGCCATTCTCAGTGCCGCTTTCCTGTCCTCCGACGGTGATTTGGTGGCCTTGGGCAGCGAAGCCTTTTCGATCAATCAGCCAAGCGGTCCTGCGACCATCCGCACCATTGGCGGTCAAGTGGCCTTGGCGGGCTATCGCCTGCAACTCGATGTCGAAACCGGCTTTGGCGCGACCGCAGAAGAGGTGCCTGCGCCCTTGCTGCAAGCCATTCGGATGATCACCGCCGAATGGTATGAGCGGCGCCTGATTGCCGATCCCGGCTCATTGCCCGCACTCTCAAAGGCACTCGCTCCATTGATCGCGCCCTACCGCACTGTGCGGCTGTGAGGGGATGCTATGACCGAGACAAACGCCGCTTCCTTCGCCTTTGATCCATCGGCCTTGCGTCATCGGATCAGCCTCAAAAAGCCAGCCGCGCCGGATGCGGACTGGCTGACGCCTGAAAGCCTTGAGACCGTCGCCACCGTCTGGGCGGGGATCCTGACCAGCCAAGCAAGGCAAAATATCGCCGCTGATCAGGCCGACAATGCAGAAGAGATCAGCTTCGTCATCCGCTATCGCAGCGATGTCACTGGCATCACTCATGTCGAGGAAGACGGCCACGGCTACGCCTTGCAATCCATGCATGACCCGGATCATCGCAAAAGCTGGTTGATCCTCAAAGGCAAAAGCGAGATCGGCCATGGTCTCTAGCGCCCAAGCCATCAAACAACTGACGCAAAGACTTCTTGCCAAGGTCGCCCCTGAAGTGAAGGGGGAGATTGAGGCCGAGGCCGAACGGTTGCAAATGGATTTGACCGTCACGCTTGAATTGGAGCAGCTAAAGGCTCGCCTTTCCTTGACAGGCCCTGATTTGCTCGCCCGCCACTATGGCGCGCCAGATGCGCCGGCTGACCACTCGATCACCCGGATACTCGCAGCCTGCGCCAACAATAGGAGGCACCAGCCATGACCCTTGCCGCTACCCAACTGGAAGCCGCCATCCATGCTCGCCTGATCGCCGACACGGCCCTGATCGATCTGCTTGGTGGGGCCAAAGTCTATGCCGAAGCGCCCCGCAACAGTGCCTTTCCCTATATCACCCTTGCGGTATCACTGTCTCGAGACTGGAGTACAGGAACCGAGACCGGAGGCGACCATCGCTTGATCCTGACTGTCTGGGCTGGCCGCAATCACCGCGACCAATTGGCGGCCATTTTGGCGCGGATGTCTGACCTGATTGTGGCCGAGGGGCTCAGCCTGCCCAACCACCATCTGATCAACATGCAGCAACAAAGCTGCGAAATCCGTTCAGACCAGCGCAACCGCGCCCTTCAGGGGCTGATGCAACTGCGGGCCGTCACCGAACCCATCGCCAACTGATTTTACTTTCCCCTTATTTTGGAGATTTTCCATGACTGCACAACGCGGTAAGGACCTATTGCTTAAAGTGCGCAATGAAGCAGACAGTGCCTTTGTAACCGTCGCAGGCCTGCGGGCACGCAGCCTGTCTTTCAATGCGGAAAGCGTTGATATCACCCACACCGAATCCGCAGGTCAATGGCGCGAGTTGCTATCCGGCGGTGGCATGCGCCGTGCGAGCCTGTCCGGCAGTGGCTTGTTCAAAGATGTTGAAAGCGATGAACGCCCGCGATCGTTGTTCTTTTCAGGAGTATCAGCGCAGTGGCAGGTCATCATTCCCGATTTCGGCACATTGGAAGGCCCGTTCCAAATTTCAGCGCTGGAATATTCCGGCCAACATGACAACGAGTTGACCTTTGAGATTGCGATGGAATCCGCTGGCGCCCTCAGCTTCACAGCGCTTTAGGGGGAGCAAGGAAATTGGCAAACAAAAGACGCGGAGAGATTGATCTCACCCTCGATGGCAAGACGTATCCTCTTTGCCTGACCTTCGGGGCCTTGGCCGAATTGGAAGACAAGATGGGACTTGCCAATATCGGTGAATTGGCGGGCCGTTTTTCCAATGGACAGGTCCGCAGCGCGGATCTGATCAGGATTTTGGGCGTGGCCTTGCGTGGGGGTGGCAACGATGTCTCTGATCGACAAGCCGCCTCAATGCGTTGCGAGGGAGGGGCGGGTGCTTTGGCGGTGGCACTGGTAGAGCTGTTGCAACTCACCTTTAACCCGGAACCAAGCCCCCAAAAAACACCATGAGGGGAGCAGAAAGCCAGCATACGGGTGTCGCAGAAGTGGCTTTTCCGTGGACCTTATATTCTGCCATTGCCTTGCGGGGGCTTTGTTGGACGCCAGAGATCTTCTGGCAATCCACCCCGCGGGAAGTGTGTATGGCATTCGCGGTGAATCAGCAGATTTCGCCTCCCTTTGATCGCGCGACCCTTGATCAGTTGCAACAAGCTTTCCCCGATGAGGGGCAGTCCCAACAGTTTTGACGAAAAGAGGAAATGACATGTCCGCAGAAGTCGTGGAAACAGCGGTCATCGAAGTGGAGGCCGATCTCAAGTCCTTCACCAGGGATCTCAACGCCGCCAAAAAGCAGGCCGATATGCTGGGTGACAAGGTTGGCGATGCGATGGCTGATGCCCTGATCGGTGGCCGTAGTCTTGAACAGATTTTTCGAAATCTCGCACTGGATGTCAGTAAGGGCTTTTTGACAGCAGGCATTGCCCCTTTGCGGGAGTTGGTCTCGGGCGGCGTTTCAAATCTTGCGCAAGGCTTTCTTTCTTCCTTGCTGGGTCCGTCCGCATCACAGGGCATCGCTGGCGGCATGACACCCTTTGCAACAGGCGGCGTGGTCAATGGGCCGACTTTGTTCCCTATGGGGGCAGGGGCGGGCCTGATGGGAGAAGCGGGCCCTGAAGCCATTTTGCCGTTGCAACGAGGGCCCGATGGTCGCCTCGGCGTCTCTACCGGATCTGGCCAGAGCGCAGCGGTTTCCATCGTGATGAATATAACCACACCGGATGCGCATTCCTTTGCCAAATCGGAAAATCAGATAGCAACAAAATTAGCCCGCGCCGTCGGACGGGGACGGCGCGGGCTTTAACAAGCTGGTGCAAGACGAGGAGGGGCTCGATCACCAACCAACTGACAGGAGAAAAAGACATCTCTTACTCCTTTCAATCAGCCCCCGGCGCTTCATGGAAAGAGTGAACTGTGCAGTAAGTACACTATTTCATGCGACCAACTAACTCACCTTGATCAAGATCAAGCAAAGCGTGGAAACAAACTGGACCGACCGTCTAGGCACGCGGAGTCTGCAGTTTTACGCGTCTTTTTGTCAGCCTGCGCGTTAGCACCTGAGAGGGAAAATGCCTCTCTGGTGAAGGCGATCTTCTATGTTTATCTCCTTAGACCGGATCATCAAAAATGAACGGATTTCATGAAACTCTCTTCCCCTTGCATGTAGGCTTTGGCGCTTCGGGCGGGCCGATGCGCAAGACCGACATTGCGGCTCTGGTCTCAGGCTTTGAGGAGCGCAATGCCAGATGGGCCAACTCCAGACGCAGCTATGATGCCGGCACCGGTTTGAGGTCCCTGCGCGATCTGCAAACGGTGCTCTCCTTCTTCGAAGAAAGGCGAGGGCGGCTTTATGGCTTCCGGTTTCGCGATCCCCTGGATCATGCGTCCTGTCCCATTGGTCAGCAGCCGCAGGCAAGCGATCAGTCTCTGGGCTTGGGAGATGGTGAAACGGTCAGTTTCCATTTGACTAAGACCTATGGTGGCTTGCATGCCCCCTATCAACGCAAAATTACCAAGCCAGTGGCCGGTTCGGTGCTCATCGCGGTGGATGGCGCTGCGGTCAACGATGTCGCAATCGATGAAGCAACGGGGGTGGTCACCTTTGCCACCCCGCCATACGCAGGCAGCGCGCTGACAGCAGGGTTTCAGTTTGATGTTCCGGTCCGCTTCGACACCGACCAACTGGAATTCTCACTCAGTGGCTTTGAAGCCGGCGACATCCCGTCTGTGCCCTTGATGGAGATCCGCCTATGAAAAGCCTAACCCCTGACCTCGCTGCCCACTTGCAAACGGGAGCGACGACGCTCGCCACCTGCTGGATTCTCAAACGCACCGACGGCTTCACGCTTGGTTTTACCGATCATGATGAGCCTCTGACCCTGGAAGAGGTAACGTGCGAACCTGCTACCGGCATGACAGGCTCCGAAATGCGCCAAAGCCACGGCTTTGCCAGCGATGATCAGGACATCAGTGGCATTCTGTCATCAAGTGCAATTTCGGAAACCGATTTGATCTCCGGCCGCTATGACGGCGCGACTATCGAGACATGGCGGCTCAATTGGCAGTCGCCGGAGCAAAAACTGCACTTGCGCACCGGCTATCTGGGCGAAGTAAAACGCACAGAAACTAGCTTTCAAGCGGAAATTCGCGGGCTCTCAGTGGCGATGGAGCAGGAGCAGGGCCGGATCTATCAATATGGCTGTGATGCCACCTGTGGCGATCTGCGCTGCGGTCTCGATTTGACAAGGCCGGATTTGCATTTTGATGGCACCATAATTGCCACATCCAGCCAAACAAATTTGACCGTCAATTTCACCAACCGCCCCTCTGCTGGTCGCCTCGATCTCGGTCAGATGACGCTCTTGTCCGGTGAGGCTGAGGGCATGGTGTTTGACATCATGAGCCACAACCATGCCGAAGAGCACGATCAGTTGGAGCTTTGGTTGCCACTTCATGGCGATGTGGCTCCCGGTGATCAAGTTCTTGTCCAGGTGGGCTGCGACAAGAGCTTTGCGACCTGCCGCGATATCTATGCCAATCAGCAGAATTTCCGTGGCTTTCCGCACATTCCGGGAAATGACTTTGTGCTGAGTGCCCCTGATCAGCATCAGGTCAGGGACGGTTCTACCCTGATGAAGGAATGAGATTATGAAGGCGCGATCTGAAATCGCAATTGGGGTTGAGGATATTTTGTCCGAAGCGCTGAGCTGGGAAGGTACCCCTTACCGTCATCAGGCCAGTTGCAAGGGCTTTGGTTGTGATTGCCTCGGGCTCGTGCGCGGTGTCTACAGTGCCTTCTGGCCGAATGATACGCCTATCCCCACCTACAATCCGGGATGGGCAGATGCTGGCGGCACTGAAACACTGGCAGAAGGGGCGGCTCGATATCTCGTCTCCAAGCGGCTCGAAGATCGAAGCCCCGGTGATGTGTTGTTGTTCCGCTATCGGTCCGAGTTCCCCGCCAAACATGCGGGCATATTGCTCACTGGGAACCAGTTTCTGCATGCTCACCACAATAGTGCCGTTTGCCGTGCTTCCCTGTCCGACTGGTGGGAGAGACGCATCGCCTATGCTTTCGCCTTTCCCCTGTCTCTGGCGAGACAAACCAACAAGAGGGAGATACATCCATGACAACGCTGGTTTTGCGCACTGCTGGCAGTGTGATCGGTGGCTCGTTGCTCGGGCCACTCGGTGCAGCCATTGGGGGGGCTTTGGGAGCGAGTGCTGGCTATGCCCTAGACCAGTCTCTCTTTGGTGCTGGCTCTCGTTCGGCTGAAGGTCCGCGCCTGTCTGATCTGGAGGTCCAGACGTCCACCGAAGGTGCCCCGATCACACGGCTTTATGGCCGGGCAAGGCTCAATGGTCAGATTATTTGGGCAACCAACTTCACCGAAACGGTTACGCGTCGTGAGCAGCGCACCGGCGCGGCCAAAGGCGGCATGTCTGGAGGTTCCGTCGAACAGACAACCTACAGCTATTATGCCAACTTTGCCGTCGGCCTGTGCGAAGGTGAGATCGCCTATGTCGGTCGCATCTGGGCCAATGGCACCGAGTTGGACCTCAAGGACATTGCCTACCGGGTCTATCGAGGAGATGAAGACCAGTTGCCAGACAGCCTGATCGAAGCCAAACAGGGGGCTGGCAATGTGCCCGCCTACAAGGGGCTTGCTTATGTGGTGTTCGAAGATTTGCCGCTCGGCGCCTTTGGCAACCGCATCCCGCAATTGAGCTTTGAGGTGGTGCGCCCGGTCGGCAAGCTGGAAACACAGATCCGTTCGATGGTTGTGATACCCGGCGCGACCGAGTTTGGCTATGACGCGTCCGAGGTGACCCGAAAGAACGGGGAAGGGGAATGGACGAGTGAAAACCGACATACCTCTGAACCGTTGACCGATTTTGAGACCTCGCTCGATCATCTTTGCGCCCTGTGCCCCAATCTGGAACGGATAGCGTTGGTGGTCAGCTGGTTCGGCTCGGATTTGCGTGCGAGTCATTGTGCAATCAGACCGGCAGTAGAAGACTCTGGCAAAGTAACCAAAGGTGCCACTTGGTCCGTCGCAGGCCTGACAAGAGGCACCGCACCGGTGGTAAGCGAAAGTGATGGCCAGCCTGCCTACGGCGGAACACCATCCGATGACAGCGTCAAACACGCCATTGCCGCTATCCGGATGCGTGGGTTGGAAGTGGTTCTCTATCCTTTCGTGATGATGGATGTTCCAACCGACAATACGCTTGTCGATCCATATGGAAATGTGAAACAGGCTCCCTATCCATGGCGAGGACGGATTACCTGCTTTCCCGGTCCGGGTCAGCCAAACAGTGCCGACAAAACCGATGAGGTGGACGCGCAAATCGCTCAGTTCGCCACTTTGCAAGACTGGAGCTATGCTCGTTTCATCCACCATTATGCCCAGCTCGCAGCTGATGCTGGTGGTGTCGATGCTTTTCTTATTGGCTCGGAGTTGCGCGGATTGACGTGGTTGCGCGATGCCCAATCCGACTATCCCTTCGTGAATGTGCTCAAAACCCTCGCTGCTGAGGTGAAGAGCATCCTGGGCTCGGACTGTCTTCTGACATATGCTGCTGACTGGAGTGAGTATTTTGGCCACCAGCCTGTCAATGAACTCGGCGATGTTCACTATCATCTCGACCCTCTTTGGAGTGATGACAATATCGATGCCATCGGGATCGACAATTATATGCCTCTGTCTGACTGGCGGGCTGGCGACAGTCATCTCGACGCGGCCATGTCTGACAATGGTCTTGATGAAGCCTATCTCCAAAGCAACATTGCCGGGGGTGAAGGCTATGACTGGTACTATGCCAGCGAGGAGGACCGCCAGTCACAGGTCAGAACGCCGATTGCAGATGGGCTGGCAGGCAAAGATTGGGTCTATCGCTACAAGGATTTGGTGAGTTGGTGGCAAAATACGCATCATGACCGACTGAATGGGCAGGAAAGCGAAACCGCAACAGCTTGGGTGCCGCAATCAAAACCGATCTGGTTTACCGAGCTCGGCTGCCCAGCCGTCCATTTGGGACCGAATGAGCCCAACCGATTCCCGGATCCCAAGTCGGTAGAGAGTGGACTGCCACACCATTCTGTCGGTGCTCGGGATGATTGCGCTCAAAGAGCGATGCTTCAGGCTTGCCACTCCTATTGGTCGAACAACGAAGCGCACAGCAATCCCGTGTCTGCGCATTACGGCGGACCGATGGTCGATCCAGATCGGATCCATCTGTGGGCATGGGATGCCCGCCCATTTCCGGCCTTTCCTCTGAGTCGGGAAACATGGGCAGACAGCGAGAGTTGGAACAAAGGTCACTGGCTTAATGGGCGCTTGGGGAGCGCCAGTTTGAATGGCGTGATCAACACCTTGCTCAAGGACTTTTCCCTGCCGATGACAACCATCTCGGCGACCTTGCCAGTGATTGATGGCTTCGTTGTGGATCGCCCCATGTCGGCCCGATCCGCTTTGGAAGGGTTGTGCAACTTCTTCGGATTGAGCATGACAACGGCCAATGACCAACTGGCATTTCACCCCATGCAAACTGTGTCTTGTACCAGCCTGACAACTGAAAATCTGGCTGAGAGCGAAGATACACCTCATATTCTCAAGCAGGCCGAAGCTTGGGAAAGGGAAGCCGCTGCCGTGTCGGTTGGATTCAAGGAGGTGTTTCTTGACTATCGCCAGTCTGTGGCGCGCTTTGCCCAGCCTGCAGCTCGGTCGCAACGAGAGGTCAATCAATCAACATCCATCCTGTCGACACAACCTGTCATGATGAATGCTGCAAGAAACTGGCTGCGGGAGCAAAACCATGCTCGGCACTCCATTCAGTTTTCATTGCCACCTTCACAAATCGCGTTAGAGGTGGGTGATGCCATCACGTTTGATATGGACGGAAGTCCACAACGCTATCGGATCGTAGAAATCGAGGATGGCGCTTTGCGCCAGATACAGGCAACCCGACTTGCACCACGCAATGCTGCCCCGATCGCCACTCGGAGCAGAGCATCTCAACATCTTAGTCATTCGACAATGCTGCCGATTATGGAAGTCCTTCATTTGCCGCTTCTTCCCGGCCAGAGTCAAAAGCCATACGCACCCTATCTCGCGGTTTATGCCAAACCATGGCAAGGGGCAGTCGCTCTTTATCAGGGAGACAGCACTACAGGATTTTCCTTTCGCCAAACCCTTGAAGTGCCGGCAATCATGGGAAATTTGCTGTCAGATCTAAAGCCCGCTTTGCCCAATGTCTGGGATCGCGGAAGCCAGCTTAGAGTGAAGATTTACAACGGTAGCTTGGCCAGCATTCAACCCGAAGCTGTCTTGTCCGGAGGCAACGCTGCGGCCATTAGGGCGCAAGATGGCTCATGCGAAGTCTTGCAATTCACCAATGCGGAACTGACCGGCGATGATAGCTGGCTCCTGACTGGCCTGTTGCGTGGTCAATTGGGTACGGAAGAAGCCGCAAAATTGGGGGCCGTCACAGGTGCGTCCTTTGTTTTGCTCGATGAGGCCGTTTTGCCATTGCAAAGCTCGGAGCGGGATTTAGGCAAATCCCTAAAGCTTCGCATGGTGCGAAGCGGGCAACTGATCAATGCAGCTGATACCAGCGACCAGATGATCGACATGACTGGACGCGGAATGCTGCCTTTGTCGCCTGTTCATTTGCGCCTGACGTCTGAGGAAGGGGGCGGGTTGCACTTCAGATGGCTTCGCAGGGATCGTTTGGGGGCTGACAGTTGGACTGGTGCAACCATTCCTCTGAACGAAGACACTGAGAGCTATCAGCTTCGTATTCTACATCCTCTGACAGAGCAACTGGTGCGAGAGGAGGTCGTTACTCAACCCGAATGGCTCTACACCTTGCCAGTCCGACAGGCCGACGGAATAAGCGAAACTGATCATCTGATCATCGAGATCCGGCAGATCGGTCGCACAATCGGGGCTGGAGCCAAACTGTCCAGACGCATTGATCTGGAGACCCTCGGGATTTCAGACAGTGCCCCGAACTAA